ACTATGGTAATATGTGATAGAATATTTGAGTATAAAAAAGACTTCGATCAGAAGTTAGCTGATCCAGTGTGGGAAACCGTCAGCAAGAAAATTAAGAAGTATGAACCCTTCCTAAATATAGATACATCCCGTTATAAAAAAATTCTTAAGGAGATTATTATTCATGGCACTTGAAAATGCAGAAGTTTTGAAGAATCTAAAAGAACAAAAAGTTCAATTAGAAGAAAATCTTGAAACACTTCGTGGTACTTATCAAAAAGTTCTTGGAGCAATTGATGTTCTAGAACAGATTGAAGAAAGTAAAGTTGAAACAGAAGAAGAATCTACTGAGAGTGAGGAAGAATGAGTTTCTTTGATTCTGAAGTAGTAAGAGCTGAACTAGCACATATTGGAGAACTTCAAGAAGAAGTTTACAGTAATGCTTTTAAGTTTCCTACTATGTCTAAGGAAGATAAGAAATATCATGTCGATCTTTTGCAAAAACTTATCGACAAACAAAGAATATTATATACAAGATTGAGTTTGTCTGATGATCCCGAAGCACAAGAGATGAAACAAGGAATTGTTAATTCTACTGAGATGTTTGGGTTGCCAAAAAATGTTGACATGAATATAGTATTTGATAATATGAATCAGATGGTTGAGGTTATGAAAAAAGAATTTGACAAATTCGACTAATCCATCTATACTAAAAAAACACACAAGCCAAATCTAACAAATCAGAGGTAATCAATGTCTTTCAAAGACCTAAAAAAGCAGTCCTCTCTAGGATCTTTAACATCTAAACTAGTTAAAGAAGTGGAGAAGATGAATAATACTGGTGGTTCAGGCGATGACCGTCTATGGAAACCAGAATTAGATAAAGCAGGTAATGGTTATGCCGTTATCCGTTTCTTACCAGCACCAGAAGGTGAAGATATTCCTTGGGCAAAGGTTTATTCACATGCATTCCAAGGACCAGGTGGTTGGTATATTGAGAATTCTTTGACCACAACTGGTGGCAAGGATCCAGTCTCAGAGCACAATCGTGAACTCTGGAACAGTGGTAATGAGTCCGATAAGGACACAGTACGTAAGCAGAAGCGTAAGCTCTCTTACTATGCAAACATTTATGTTGTAAAAGATCCTACCAATCCTCAAAATGAGGGTGGAATATTCCTTTATAAGTTCGGTAAGAAGATCTTTGACAAAGTAATGGAAGCAATGCAACCAGAGTTTGAGGATGAAACACCAATCAATCCTTTTGACTTCTGGCAAGGTGCTAACTTCAAGTTGAAGATTGTGAAGAAGGATGGTTACTGGAACTATGATAAGTCAGAGTTCGATAAGGTATCTCCTGTACTAGATGATGATGATGCATTAGAAGCATTATGGAAGAAGCAGTATTCACTTGCTGCTGTAACTGCACCAGACCAGTTCAAATCATATGAAGATTTGAAGAAGCGTTTGGATTATGTTCTAGGACATAAGCAACCAACACGTCGTGTATTCGATGAAGAGGTTGCAGATGAGGATAACAGTCGTGGTTCTTATGCACCAGACTTTAATTCTCGTAAAGCAGAAGCAACAGTGGCTGCAGCAGTTTCATCACCAGCATCCGAGGATGAAGATGATGCACTGAAGTACTTTCAGAAGTTAGCTGAAGAGTAGTTATTGATATAGTCTAATATTTTCTGCTCTCTTAAGGGATCTGCTGACATACTCAGTAGATCCTTTTTTGTATTTCATCATTTCTGATAAGTCATCAAGAACGATTCCAATATATATTGGTTTTAATAAGAATATATTTCTTTTATCATCTTCAATTTTTTCTTCATATTCATAATTAGTTACAGGAGTAACTAGAGATGTATTATAAATCTCATCATTCTTTTTCACAAATGATGTGTAACCATCAGTTAACCAATCATAATATGTAAAAGTATAATCAGGTGCAACCTGTAATCCTGCTTTTAATACTTCTACTCCTTCAGTGGTTTTTATTTGTTTAGTTTCATAGTGATGAACACCATTGTAAATTCTATCATAAGTCTCGGTATCTGTATCATCAATCTTAGTATATTTTTTGAATAGATATGTATCAAATGCTTTTTGTGTTAGAGGCCATTCAGATTGAATATTAATAACGTTATTGCATGTTAATACTAACCAATCTAAATTGGAGTCTTCATAAAAATCAAACGCAACATTGTCTGGTCGATCATCACCTTTGATTTTATATTTGGTAAAGACAGAAAGATCTTGAAATATATCTTCTCTTAAAAAACCTTTTTTAAATAGGTTTTTCACGGGCATATAATCACCTATTTTAGCATTAGGTAATCTACTTACGTAGTCAAAGTTAGGAAGTTTTTTAAAGTAATTTGACATGTTAGAAACCTATACCTGCTGTATCATTTGTTGAAAAAGGCCCTGCATAACCGCCTTCTGCTGCTGCTTCTTCACTATCTAGGTCTTCATAATCACTATTGAATATTGGATCAAGTTCTTGATATTTCATCGTTATTTTATATTGTGTCATCGTACCATCTCTAAATGTTGAGTATGCTCCATTAGGTGTATAGTCTACACCGAAATCTGTTAGAGCAGCTTCTTTAAATCTATGCAAGTTAGTTGTATTGTTTATATATGTTATCTGAAAAATTAATGGAGATCTAAGAAACACACCTCTTGGAGTTTTTCTTACTGCCATTCCTTGTTTGAATAATCGAATAATTTTTTTAACTTCACTACTTTCTCCACTATTTCTAGGAGATAAATTAAATACAAAATTAAATGATCTTAGGTTTGGTTTATTGAAAAGTAATTCTACATTAGGATTAAATACCGCACCTTCTTGTCTTTGTATGAGTTGTTGACCAGCACCAGTTGCAGCACCTGATAATGCTTTTATGGCAGCGTCTTCCACTCCTTTCAAAGAAGCAGTATCTGCAAGCCCTTTTATTATGTCACCAACTTTACTATCACCACCGCTTAATGATGCAATTGTTGCTTGAGCTCCTAGTGCTTGAGCAGGATTGAGTTCTCCTGCACTCCATCCAACACTATTTTGATCTCTTATTCCACCTGGTATTGGTAATACGACAGACCCTAGAATTTGTTTTTGCTCTACAGTTTTTCTTTCTCTATCTTGTAAAACTCCTGGTGTTTCAGAATCAAATGATCTAGGTGTGAATTCTAACAATGCAAATTTTATTGCATCCTGATTCTCACTCATTTTTTCTGGATATCTGAGATTACCAAATCTTTTTCTACCTACAGCACCAAGAAGATTTTCTCTTTCTTCACCTATAATACGCTTTACTTCCTCAGAATCGTTTGGATCTATATTTGTTGAACCAGTATTAACTATATCCTCCATTTGTTTTCTTGCAACAATTGGATCAACATTATTATCTTGAACTTGTTCTTTTATTCCTCCTTTTATTGCTGCGTCTTGAATTTGTTTTATTCCTTCTGGACTGCTAAAGAAAACTTCTTCCAATGGATCTCTTGTAGATGATGCATAAGTTGGTAGAAGAGATCCAACTATGGGCAATGTTCCCGTGTTTCGTTGAAATTTTTTAGTCTTAGGATCATAAGTTCCAACTAGTCTGTCAGTTATATTGCCACCCAATGTGGCTTCTTTTACTTCAACTTTACCAGTCTTCTCATTCGTTAAAGTATAATATCTCTTTTTATCTCTGTTACCCCTTTGACCAGACGTTTTGAATTGATAATCCCTACTTCCGTATACTTTATCGGTAGTGCTCATGAACTTAACACGGTTCTTATCTAGTTATTTAGCAAGAATTTTCCGTATTGTAATGCTAATAACTCATCTAACTCTTGATACTCTACAATGTATAGTTGTCCTGCAAGCTCTGCCCACGTATAATTTCTATATTTTTGCCAATGAAAGTTGAGTCCTCTGAATCCCCATGAGAATAAATCGACACATGCAATCAATGGATGTTGATCATATGTTATGTTAGGAGTCTTTGGATTATATACAAAGGTATAAAACTTTCCTGTCTCTGGTATGGGTGTCACCGTTTGATTGAAGACCTCCATAATGGTTAGCATTATTTCTTCAGGATCTGAAGTGTTTTCTTCTGCAATTATTCTTTTAAGTTCTTCTATTCTTGAAGTGGAATTATTTTCTAGTTCATTAAAACCAAAGGAGTCTGTCATGATGCAACACCAAGTTCTCTTTCTGTAATAATTTTAAATTCAATTCCCCTATTTTCACACCAATCATTTGCAAATTTCCATTTAGCTTCATTAACTGCATAAGTTTTGCATTCGTAAAGATATGATGGAGTCACTTTTTTTCTTTTCTTTGGAGGTTTTGTTTGTTTTAATGGTTTAACTTCAATTACATATGTTTTTATTTTTCCATTATTTTCTTTTACTTTTATAAGAAAGTCTGGATAGTATCTACGAAGTTTCCCATCAGGAGCACGGTAGGGTATGAAGAACTCTTCGCTTCCCCATTGTAAAATGTTTTCATTTAAATCACAATAACCGCAGAATTTTTCTTCCCAAGAACTACGACAGATAATATTGTTAACATCACCCTTATATTTCTTTGGATTTCTGGGTTTGTAAATACTCTTTTTGCTTTCGGACATACATAATATAGTAAGTCAAATATTATTTAGATGGCTGGGGTACGACCAACACATAGAAACGTAGATAATATAAAGAGTACGATTTTAACACCGTCTCTAACACCTTATTTTGAGGTTCAAATTCCTGTGCCTTCCTTTTTGTCTTCTTTGAATGGAGGTACATCATCACCTTATAATTATTTGTCAATATTATGTACAGAAGCTTCATTACCAGGAAATCAATTAATAACTTTTAATGTAGATAATGACTACACTGGTGTTACTGAAAAGATGCCACATAGAAAAGTATATGATCAGAAATTAGATTTAACTTTTTATGTTAATGCTATTGGTAATGATAGTTACTATCCAATAAAATTTTTTGAATCATATATTTCTTTTATCGCAGGTGAAGATCAGAATGCAGGTGATTATGGATTGAAAGATCATAATTATTTTTATAGATTTAGTTATCCTGATGATTATATGTTAGATGGATTGTATATTTACAAATTTGAGAAAGAAACTACTACAGGATTAACTTATGAATTTATAAGAACATATCCTACAAACATTAATACAATGCCAATTACTTATGGTGATGCACAAGTTTTAAAATGCACTGTGAGTTATAGTTATGTAAGATATATTTTGAATCAAAAATTTAATACGAAAAGAAAATATGATCTTAGGATGGGATTAGAAGATTTGGATGCTTTCCAATCTAGTGGTATAGTATTAGAAAATCAATACTCATCTGAAGAGGTTGAAGAAATGAATAGACCTAATGTACCTGATTTTCAAACATTTGAAAATAATGTATTTACTAATTAATCCAAATAACCTCTATAAATAAGTACACTGACATTGTTATAAACATATCATGCCATTACCAAAGATTGCCACACCGACTTATGAGTTGGAATTACCATCTACTGGAAAACCGATAAAATTCAGACCATTTCTAGTTAAAGAAGAAAAGGTTTTACTATTAGCTCTTGAAAGTGAAGATACAAAACAAATTACTAATGCTATTAAAGCAGTGATTAAAAACTGTATTTCTACTAAAGGAATTAAAGTTGAGTCTTTACCTACTTTTGATATTGAATATTTGTTTTTGAATATTCGTGGTAAATCTGTTGGAGAGGAGATCGAAGTTAATTTGATTTGTCCTGATGATGAAGTGACTGAGGTAAAAACAAAAATTAATATTG